CCATAGATGAATTGAACAATGTTGCCGGATGCGTTGCGGACAGTTTGATCGTAGTATATCTTACAGTCCTCCATCGCCTTTACCAGTCTGCGTTGAATATATCCTGTTTCCGACGTTTTTACTGCAGTGTCGATCAGCCCCTCACGGCCGCCCATGGCATGGAAGAAAACTTCTTGGGGTGTGAGCCCTGAGATGAATGAGTTCTCAACGAAGCCACGGGCATCAGGTCCGTCGTCGTACTTGGAGTAATGGGGAAGCGTACGATCGGTGAACCCATAGGCGACACGCTTGCCATCCACATTTTGTTGGCCTACGTTTGCAATCATTTGTGCTACATTTTGGTCTTTGCCCTTCGATCCGGACTTGATCATGTTCACCATGCGGTTATCGTTATCATCAAGTGCCTCTGTAACGAGCTTACTCACCAAGCTGTTGAGGTCGTTTAGAATGTTCTTGATCTCGCTCTCCATATGATCGTGGTTGTTCATCATGGAGTTGTTCGTGAGGTCGCCTTTCCGCACATCCTCAATCTTCTTGTAAGCGTCCGTTTTCTTGTCGTGGATCTTCTTCTTGATGTCATCGGTGATCGATTGCGGGATGACAAGGTCAGAAATACCAACACTAAACCCGGATGTAACGAGCCACCTACAAATGAGTCGCTGAGTGTTGTCCATGAAGCGCCGGACTTCGAATGGTCCATAGTCGTGGAAGAGGATGGGGATGATACCCTTTGATGTCTTTGTGAATGCTTGTTTGTCGATTGCGCCTCCTGTGATTACGCTATCCTCGATCGTGACCATGTCGCCTTTCTTGTTCTTGACTTTCAGGAACAAGGATGGAGGAAGGACGATTGAGTACGCTTGGCGACCAGTGTACATGTTGGCATCTTTGTCATCGGGTTCCGGAAGGGAGCCGTTGAAATAGCTATTTACCATTTGGAGGTTGGCCATTGTTTTGTCGTTGATGCGAATGTGATCTTTTGTGATGCGGTAAGCTCCGAGCATTGTATCTTGAACGATCTCAATGATTGGTGCAGCATCTTTTGGTGTGATGATGTGGTATGGAACTGATGCGAAATCCATGAGCTCGCTCATGGTTTGAATGCTCTGGGGGCAATGTGTATTCATCTCCGTGAAACCTGCATGCTTTCACATGCAGCCGGACTATATCTTAAGCTACCTCAAGCTGGCTAGGCCGTCATTGGTAACCGACACCCATTTAGTCTCTGAACCTTCTCCCGCCTCTACCATAACGAGGGTAGGGAGCTTGGCTGCGGATTGCCCAATCCTGATTAGTTTTTACCACGCTCTTGGTACATGATAAGTTCATTTATAAACATGATAGCTCTTGCTTTTGTAGATTGTAGGTTTAATTCGGAAGATGTTTGTCTCGGAATCATGAAGTCAGCTCGTTTACCATCAATTAGCACACGGTACCCAACGTACTTTGAACCATTGTAAGTGTGTACATATGTATCGATTTTATTTCGATCCATATTCACGTTCTTCAATCGCTCAAGTTTGCTTTTGAAGTGTTGTTCAATGGTACGTTGTGATTGTGCCTTTCTCATTAATGGGTCACTGAAGGCATCCTTCAATCTTTGAGATATCTTCTGTTTTGTTTCCACGGTTTGGTAAGTTCGTCGTCCCTTCTTTTCATAAGTGCGCTCTGGTCCTTCACACACATATCCTATAGATTCCAACGTCTTACCTCCTCGAGTAAGGTTGTAACCATTCGGATATAATGTGTTCTCAGTAGCAATCCATTTTCTTTCACATCCGTCAATGTCTTCAAGACAACAACGTTCCAATGTCTCTACAGAAAAATACTCCGCCCCATTTTTCCGAATTGATGAGTTCAGAAATGAGCATTGGCATTTTTTTGTATTACACATGGCCTCGCTGATGTGGTCTTTAAAGCGACCTTGCGAACCGAATGGACGGTACCGGAAATGATTAAGACGATGACTTCGCACTTGACCTACATAGGACTTTCCTGATAACGAATTTGTTATCTTATAAACTTCACCAAACACACCTTCCATGTCGTCGAGAATTTTATTTCCCGTGGCATCGAAGTCCATGTTATCTACAATCTATATAGCTTCATCTTTATATAATATTTGAACTCTCATTCACCGAGCATACCTACGCCATTACGCGTAGTGCCAAGCAATTCTTTCGAATAGCTGGCGGTACAATCAGGCTCTAAGGGGTTTCCCGCAATTTGAGTATCTTGCAGGTGGTGCGATTATCGCAACACCCACTAGGTAGTTATATACAGATATGGAAGGCACACATTACCTTACCATATCTGGTGGTCATTCCACTGTTTTCCTTAGAGGGTTAAAACCACAACCCACTAAGCAGCTACCTGTTGGAGACAAGACCATCCTGGTAGGATTTATCTCCATCAAAATCAGCGTTGTATGGCGAAGTTACTAGTACATTCAAACGAAACGTTTGGTACGGCATAACTTTCACGCGATGGCACATCATACTCATTTTATGGAGAGATGGCTGTCGGTTGAATAGAACATAGTCGCCGTCGCGCAAATGGCGATCGACAATGTCGCCCGTTTTTAGCTCTGCGGAGAGCTCGTTTCGCTTTTCAACGGATAGTCGGAGCGAAAACGTGTTTCCATTGCTAGCCTTTCGCACGTACTTGGCACCTGGCCATACGTCAGGGCCGTTTTGAACAAGCTTCTTCAAATGCTCAATGTTGTACACGTTGACTGTTTCAGGAAACGTGAGATTCATGGCAATTTTGATAGGAACACCAAGTTCATCGAGGCTAATGTACGGGTCGGGCGTGATGACCGAGCGGGCCGATTGATCCACACGCTTACCGTTGAGGTTTCCACGAATACGACCTTCCTTCTTTTTGAGACGGTCGCACACCGATTTTAGACGACGGCCATTGCGTTGTTGCGCCGGCGGAATACCGGGAATTTGGTTATCAATAAAGGTTGCCACGTGATACTGTAGCACCATCGTCGTGAGACGAAGTTGCTCCTCCGTAGCATTGCCTCGTTCAATGCGCTGTGTCAATTGGTTGTTGGTCTTGATGATATCACACAGTTTATGAGTGAGATCATCCTCCCTACGCTGGCCGTTCTCTTCAATGATTGAAGGTCGCACAGAGGGTGGTGGCACAGGAAGGACGGTACAGATCATCCATTCAGGGCGGTTCCATTTTGGATTGTAGCCAAGCATCTCCATATCGGCCTCGCTAATACGTTGAAACACGCTTAGTACCTCTTCAGGAGTGAACTCCTTTCGCTCGGGAGGCATACCAACCTCTTTCCATTCCGCCATAATCTTGAGCGCATTCTCTTTGAAGTATTTGCTCGGCTGGCGGGCATGGCACCCGCCGGGATTACCGTCACCGCACTTCTTCAACTTATTGTTGTTGGAACATAGTTTGAACATCGCGCTATTACGTTTTTCTAGATTTTTGATGGACTGTGCCTTTTTGACTGCTTCGCGAATGTCGGCATGAGCACTGTCATGGGATACAAGAATGCGAGAGCATCGGTAGCACACACACTTTAGGAGGCGCTTCACATGATCGAAGAACATGGCATGGTAGACCGGCCGGGCGAGCTTGATGTGACCAAAGTGACCGGGGCAGAAATTGTTTTTCTGCTCACAAGTTGCACACACTCTGCTATGCTCGAGAACACCCATGCGCGGATCAAATAGGCCATCAACAACAGGGTCATTGCCACTATACGTATCTGTTTTCTTCACCTCAACAACGGATCGCCTTTCAATTTCCTCCGGTCCCAGCACGCCAAACTGGATTCCACGTACCACGTCAATGTGTTGATCATAAGAGAGTTCTTTGTAGATCGACATGACCTTGATACTCTATATGTGGCCCTTGCTCGAGTATATCTGATATATGTTTGAGATTTTTAAATGCGTTCCAGACTATGTTTCATGTGTCAACTTGTATTTGTCATCAATTTTTTAAGCTAATTCTTATGGCAATCTGGAAGGATAAAAAATGAGGTAAGATTGTAACTCTTGTAACTTTGAAACTCTTATAACAACAACTATCGTTATGACAACACATGTATGTCCTTATCAACTCCGCCCAAGGTCTATGAAAAGGCGGTGTGTATTTGAGGAAGATGACGATCAGTCGGATGAAAGCGATAGCGACTATGACCCTATGCGATCTCAAGAAGATACGTCGGATGGCATGGTGAGTGAAAGTGAGGATGAGAGCGACTATGAGAGCGAAGACGATGAAGAAGAGAGCGAGGATGAGAGCGAAGGCGATTATGAAACCGACACAGAATCTGAATCCGAATCGGAAAGCGACGAAGAAGAAGGCGGGGCAGCTGGTGCGGGCTATAACTATAGGTGCGAATCGGACGTATCGAAATCAACACTTCGGGTTCTCAAGGCAGCCAAAAAGTACGCAAAAGAGAATCCTCATACGGCCCCACCGGGTACAAAGCCAATAAAGAAGTACAAGGATCACATGCGACGATTTAGTCCGCGAGAAAAGAACTACTTCTTGAGTATTTCGGATGCCGAACAAGAACAACTATTTCAAAAATACAAAGATCTTACAAACGATGCCGAAATACAAACACCATTTCGGTTTCAGGTGTTATCTGCCCCTATCGAAAAAGCAACAAAACTACACATATTATCACGTATGGACCAATTCGTCGAAATGAATGATGGATCGGGTGACTACCACAAATACCAGCTTTGGATAGATTCCATTAGCCGAATGCCATTGGGAAAATATCATACCCTTTCTATTGAAAACGTAGCATCGCCGGCTACCATATCCCAGTTGTTGTCATCAACCCGCTCTTCATTGGATGAAGTTGTATACGGCCACAAAGAAGCCAAAGAACACATTGTTCGTATACTCGCGCAATGGATATCAAATCCGGCGGCAAAAGGACACTGTATTGGGATTCAAGGTCCCATGGGGATTGGTAAAACTACGCTTCTCAAAGAAGGTGTCAGCAAAGCACTTGGTATTCCCTTTGGGTTCATTCCTCTCGGTGGCGCATCTGATGCAGCCTTCCTTGAGGGTCACGGTTTCACGTACGAAGGCTCTACGTATGGTCGCATATCCGAAGTACTTATGAAGGCGAATGTAATGAATCCCATTATCTTCTTTGATGAGCTTGATAAAGTTTCGGACACACCAAAAGGCGAGGAGATTGCATCAATTCTCACACACTTGACCGATGCTTCGCAAAATGACAAATTCACGGATCGTTTCTTTGGAGAAATTGAACTCGATTTATCGAAGGCCATCATGGTGTTTAGTTTCAATGACGAATCAAAGATCAACCCCGTTCTGAAGGACCGGATGACTGTAATTCATGTCAACGGGTATGAACGTGACGAAAAGATCAAAATTGCAACAAACTACCTTATGCCTGATATTCTGAAGCAATACAATATGCTCTTGACGGACGTTATGATTGATCAAGATGTTTTCAAATATATAATAGAAAGAGTGCCAGCTGAGAAGGGAGTTAGGAATCTTCGCAGAGGCCTTGATAGCATCGTAAGTTGGCTGAATATGGCAAGATACATCCCAACATCTCCTTTTACAGAGGTCATAAGCTTTCCTATTACGATAGGGCGGGAACATGTTGACAATTTCGTTCTCAAAACCCAAAACGATGACATGGGCGATTACATCAAAAAAACAATGTATCTATAGATTTTAAGGTGCCAAGTAAGATATGAGCTTCAAAATATCATCATGGAGGCAAGCGCTTATTTTATTCTTTAAAATATACGTAGCATTTCTCCTCACTATGATTCTGGTGTCGTCGCTGATGCGATCCGTTGCACCCAACGACCACACAACAAAGCCATTAGTGTCAACCATACCATTAGAAGCATTTGAGGGAGAA